TAGCTCTCCCTTTCCGTTTGAAAAGATTTTTGCAAATGCCAGATGTAAACGAAACAGGCAGCGAGACTGCCAAGTGTTCCACCTAAGTCTGATAATAGTTGTGCTAATTCTGGCATTGCTCGGCCTTGTTAGTCGGTTGGTGGTAAGGGCCACGTTACGCCCGTTAGGTTTCCGTTCTCATCCAATGCAGGAGTTGAGTTTGCAGGGAGATCACGAAGTGCTTGACAGTAGTCAATCCATGCTTGGGATGGAGTTAGGTCACTGCGGAAACGCCAATCTGTAAGAGCAATGAGCCTATCTCTTTCTACTCTAAGTAACCGCATTGGTTCTGCAGCTTCTAGTTCTACAATTTTTGCTTGGATTTGTTCTTCGGATGGTGCTACTTGTCCATCGTTGTAAACAACATCACCTCGATATTTTTGTGTGATTGCACCACCGACTAAACTGCGGATTGCGTCAATTTTTCTAGTCATATCTTTACCTCATACGCTAGCATTGAAACCGTTGCACCTTGATTAGCCAGTGCAGTTGTAATGCTATTTGGGCTTCTAAAATATATTTGATAATAGTACGTGGTCGAAGCTGAATAACTACCCGTGTCAATCCAGGTTGAATGTTGAGACCAATAAGTATTTTGAGCACCACTGTAAAAATATGAACTTTGATCCTCCGTCAAATCTGTCGCGCTTGAATACGTAGTAGATGATGCAGTGGCTCTCCCCACAGTCCAAGCAATAAGAGCGGAACTGCCCCCAATCATTCGAGCAACCCCTGTGTAAAATTGGATAATAATTCGAGAATCCGATGATGATAATTTTGTTGTTAAGCTAACTTCCACTCCCGATTCTTGATAGCTAGAACTGCTAGTTGTGATAGCGGCATCTAAACCAGTATCAAAAAACGGTGTGGAATGTGAAATAATATGCCCAGCAGGAAACACAACCGAACTGCCAAGTGTCCCGTTATTAACAGTAATCGTTCCGCCGGACTCACTAGCGAAGCTAGTCCCGTTTAATTGAATCTCTCCTGCCATTGTTAACCTACTATTCTAAGAGTTCCAGTTACGTTTAGTGCAGACGCACCAGTAAAATTCGCATAACCGTGACTGATGACTAAGTATCCTGCCATCGTTCCGCTGCCTGAGAATGTTGTGTTGCCAATATACATCCGATTGGTGCCACTGCTGATTGCTAGCGAATCAGAAACCGTTGAACTATGCTCGATGTATGAACTGCCAGAGCCACCACCTCCCGACTCATCTGCGAATTCCAGAGCAGTCGCACTACTGTTGACCTTTAGTACCTGTCCTGCTGCCCCCAAGGAAGTTAGTCCGGTTCCACCGTTGGCTACCGATACCGTTCCGGATAATAAGTCTACCCCATTAACAGAAGGGGTTACGGTAAAATCAAAGGTATCAACCGTTGTTCCGGTGCGTGTGACTTCAAAAATGCTAGAGCCAGTAGAGCCAGCATCTGTCAGTGTTTGAAACTTAATAACTCCACCGATTGAACGGAGATAACTGTATTTCTCGTCAGTTGGTGGTGATAAACTATCTTCTATTCTAAAATATTTTGCTCTTGCCGTTGCAAAATAATATGTGCCACTGGATAAATCCTTTGTGCTAATCCACTGGGTATTTGCTGAATCCCATGCTAAAATATCACGATCAGATCCTCCTGCTGTAATTCCAGTTCCACCGTTAGCTACGGGAAGAACCGTTGAACCAACATCTGACGCTAGATCCACTGAAGTCAGGTATGAACCTGCAGCTTGAACACTGCTTCCAATATCTGTAGCTACCAGAACGTCTGATCCACCATTCTGGAGAGTTCCTGTAAAATTAGCCGTAGTGTCATTGTACTTTGCAGTGTTCGCATCATACGCTTGTACATCCGTTCCAATAGTCAACCCTAGTGATGTTCTAGCGGTTGCACCGGATTCGGCAACCCAAGTAGTTCCATTACCAACAATGATATTTCCGTCTGTGACTGCGAGTCCAGATATGTCGGTAAGTGCCTGATCTGCAGGTTGATAACTACCAAAGTCACTAATCTGTGATTCAGTCACAGATGCCGCTTCCAAGCTAATCAATCCAGAGGTGTTGTTATACGTCAGAATATAATTGTCTTCACTCAGTCCTACCGTTTGATCAGCATCAAAACTGAAATTACCCAGAACAACATTACCTGTACTGTCGGGTGTGATGTTAATGTCCTGTGCAGACGATGAAACGATTGAAAAGGTGGCAACATCCAAGTTCCCACCTAGTTGTGGTGCTGAATCATCAACTACATCTTGTAAAGCTGTCGAAGCCAGTGTTCCTTGCGCAGCAGTAGCATAATTCGTTGCTGCTGTCGTTGCTGCTGTGCCAAGACCTAATGTAGTCCTTGCTGCTGGAGCATCTGCGTCATCCACCAGAGTTGCACCGAATGCACTGATCCCGTGGACACTACTTGTTGCTGCTGCGTGCGTACTGACAGAACCTGCTGATTCAAAAGCACTGGTGTTACTGGTTGCTGCTGTGCCAAGACCAAGAGAAGTTCGTGCTGTAGCACCGGATTCCACTACCCAGTTTGTTCCGTCACCAACAATAAAATTTCCGTCTGTAACTGCCAGAGCAGCAATATCAGTAAGTCCTGCATCATAAGCTTGAGCATCAGTGCCAACGACAGGAATACCTGGTTTATTCGCAACATCTGCCCAATCAATCGCTAAATGATTTTTTAGCGTAGCAGCATCTACGGCTGTGCTAATTGTGCCACTAGTTGTGATCGGGCTTCCTGTGAAACTGATTCCATTCGCACCTGTCAGTCCAACACTAGTGACGGTTCCAGACCCTGAGATAGTTTGGAACTCCAACCCATCTGCCGTTGAGTTGACTGCCAGCACTTGGTTGGCTGATCCCAATGCTGCCAGTCCAGTTCCCCCAGAGGCCACTGGCAGAGTTCCGGTCACATCTGTAGTCAGATCCACATCGCCAACCGTGATCGCCTGACCAGAGATGGTCAGGTAATTGTTGCCCGTCAGAGTCACATCTACGACTGAGTCTTCGATTGTCTTGAGGGTAGAATCTGCCAGGGTCCAGTTGGCATTCAATTGGGTTCCCCACTGGTCGGTATCCCCACCGACTTCTGGAAGAGAAAAACTGTAGTTGGTCGTAGAGGTTGCCATTAGCCACACCCTGATACGTCTGGAGTCCCTTGCACGATTTCGACTAAGGACCACCCATAATAAGTATAGTTATCTGCAGTCTGAGTAATCGAACCTGTCTGTCCTGATGTCCCTGTCCAAGACCCGCTATTCCCTGGATACGATATTGTGAATGATCCATCAGTGACAGTTACATCAGTGGACCCCGTCCTAACTGGAAAAACAGACGTTCCAATATAAACCTGATCCCCCACATTACTGGTTGAATAGTTGCTCACAGAATTAAGTTGGTAGGTCGTGCCAAAACTGAGTGGAGATGGAGAAGGCCAAGATCCGCCAGGTTGTTGTTTAGCAGTATATGTCCCTGAACTAATGACACGATAGGTAATACTAGACGGAGACGTCACTGCAGCACTATAAATGTTGGCTTTACAGACATCCACTTCACTAGCTGCGATATCAAGATCTACCTGGTCAAGAATGTCATTGATGTCGTCGAGTTTGCCATCGAGAAAATTAACAAAACTCGTGATGTCTGAACCTGCGAAAAATGATTCGATCTCACTTGCAGTCTCTGGTGGTGAGAGTCCCAGGGCTGTCAATTCTGTGTTATAGCTAGGCCACGATGAAACCGTGGTGTAGTTCCCCGAATAGGGATCTGGTAAGATCCCTGAGATGTTGCTGTTCACCTCTGCGATGTCCGAATTGATCTGCGCCAACGTCGAACTATCCCCCACTCCTGCTGCATTTATTCTGTCACTAATCGCCTGCAGTTTATTCTCCAGCGCCTGGAAATAGGTGTTAATGATCGTGCCATAGGTACTGTTATCCTGATTCAGACTCGGCAACTCTAGGTCTGTGTAAATTGATGAATTAAACGGCATCAGTTATTTTGGGCGTAAGTGAGTGCTGACTGTGCTGTTGTCAGTGCAGATGCTGCCGTGGTTTTTGCAGACCTTGCGTCATCTGCCACAGATCCCGTTGTCCCAACAGCACCGACTGTGGTTTCCAATGCTGAGACGCGACTCGTTAGAGTCGTTAGTGCTGTATTCACCAGTTTGTTTGCAACGGATTCTGCAGTTTCTGAATTGGTTTTTGCAGTGCTGGCATTGGTCACTGCTTGGGTCAGGTTATATGCCAGTGAGGGAGTCGCACTGTCATCCGCAGCACCCAGCACCTGATCCACATCGTATGTCTGTTGCTCCAATGCGGTGAAGGCATCATTTAGCACAGACCCCCAGGTGTTTTTGTTTCCTCCAACGGTGGGGAGCGTGATGCTGTAGTTTGTCGTTGTTGGCATCTAAACCTGTTTGTAAATCGTCCAAGTTTCTACATTCGGGTCTGTCTGTTTTGTCCAGGATTCAGTAATGGAGTCTGGCTGTTTGACCCATATCTCAGACAAACTATCTGGTTGTGAAGAAAACTCTGACCCCCTGACATATGGACCTATTCCAAATTTACCTAATCCAAATCTGAGGTAGCTCATCCCATCGCCTCAAAGTAGAAGGTGTGTCGAGACCCCTTATTCCTTCTGCGATCATCACTTGCTTGGATCTCAGCCAAAGCACGATCTGCCAAGGACTGCCAGATAGGGAGACGTTCATCTTCTCCCAGATATGGCCCTGCCTGCATCAACGAATAATAGAGATAGGCATCACTGTGAGAGGTACTCACCCAATTTGTTGTATTTGAATCGGATAATGCTGGAATCGTTGAATAGTAATACATCTCGTAAGAGATGCTCTGTGCTGGCACAGGAAAGATTCTGGTTGCCTGAGAGTACAAATAGTAACGAGGGTATGCGTCTGGAAGGGAAGCCAAGAAGTTCGAATCGTTGACCTCATTGATCTGGTGGGTACTGATTTCGATCAGTTCTCTCTCCTCCGGTGAGGTCATCCGTAAGTGCGACATTTCCAGAAAGTCCGTTGGCATCGTCAGGTAACTGTCGCTACTGGTTAACGTAGCACGGGTGTACTGGTCTGTTGTTCGAAGTTGCCGATTCAGACGATTTTCTGCCAACGAAATGAATGTTGGAATGACACTCGTCAGATCACTCCGGTTGAGCCAATCCGCTATGTTGCTTTTCAGTTCAGAGTAGGTCATACCCGACCCTCGTAGACACGGAATGGTTTGTTGCTGAAGTCATTCAACCACTCTTTAAACTTCTTCTTATCTTTGGTTATTCCTGCCATTTCCAACTGGTCCCAAATCACTCTGGGAATTTCTGCAACGTGCTTCATTCCAGATGCTTTGTCTGCAAAGGAATGCTCTTGGTTTTCTCGCAGGACTTTTGCCAATTTTAGTGTTGGCTCAATGTCCTGCGACACCTTATGGTGGATAAACAGGTTATTAACGCCCTCCTCAAAATACAGTTCGGAGAGTAAGTTTCCTCTGTGATCCAGTATCTGTTTGAGCATCAATAACCTTATCCGTTAAGAAGTGGTTAAGTCGAAGATTCCGCCTAGTCCAGCTTCTTCACTTACTTCTAGTCCAAACTCACACCGGACGACTGCTGTCTCTTCGTCTCCAATTTTTCCAAGACGTTCCGTCTCAAAATTTCGAAGATAAACAACCTTGCACATCGAATCGTCCACGAGATAGGCGTCCCGCTCCCGCATAAACCGATTTGGCTTCACGGCCAAATCTCCAAAATCCGTAGCAAAAACAGATACATTGGCACCTGCCCGATCACTGTCAATCAGTTCTCTGGCAATACTTCGACCTGTCAACGTGGAGACAACGGTCTTGTTGTATGGACCCACCATCAACATATCCGGTTCGCCACCGTTGGTGAAACAACTTTGAGCAACGGTATTGATCAGAGTTGCCGTTAAAGCACGTTGTGCAGAGGAGTCAGTTCGTGCAGTAGAACCAACGGTAACAGGGTCCGCACCTGATGTTGCATCAAAGCTAGTGTTGGTCGTTAGCCAAGCGCCTAGTGTTGCCGTGGTTCGTGCTGTACCAGAGGCACCGTTATTTCGTGCCTGATTGCTGGTTAAGACTGCCTCCATAGAACGTTTGAGTTCCTTGGATTTCTTGGTCAACTGGTATGCTAGTTGCCCTTCAGATTTCCCGTAGATGGCGATCCGTTGCTGAGTACCTGACACACTGGCGTTTCTGCTCATGATCTGGCAAATGTTGCTCAGACGAGTGGCATGAGTGATGGCAACACGGGTTGTCTGATCCGCTTCGACATCTGCTGTCGTTGAGGTCGCTGCAAGATCGTCTGTTAACCATTCGAAAATAGTGTTGTTCGTGTCCCTGGTCCCAATTGCTGAGAGGAAGGGGGTCTCTGTAGGCGAAATGTTCATGATGAGCTTCGCCACATCAGGCATCGCCTCGTCTGCAGAAGATCCATAAACCTTTTTATCTCCCATGTCATACGACAGGGAGGTATTTGAAATGACTGCCATTTCAGTCTCCTAATTTAATTTCCTAAAAGAGCAGCAAATGCTGCTGTTGCGTCTGCTGTAGATCCTGACTTCTCCAGACGACCCATTGCTTTGTTGAAGTTGGTCTGCCGTCGAGTTGTTGGACCCTGTGGAGATCGCCCACGAACCCTTGCTGTTTTGACAGTGGGTTCCTGCGACTCCTTGAGTGCTTGCTTGCCTTGTGACAACGATTTATTGGCACTGTAGGCATCATATAAAATTCGAACCAATCGGTGATCATAGGCGCTTTGCAAATCGACATCGGTCAACCCATAATGCGATTTGGCAAAATCCCTGATCTCACTCTTCTCTTTCTTTGCCACCTCCGGATCTCGCCAGGAGGGGATGACTTCGTTGAGTAACTCTCTCTCCTTCTGGAGAGTTTCGTTAAACTGCTGCTGTTGGATGTACTGTTGCTCTTGCTTGACTGCTTCAAGTTGTGCTGCTCGTTGTGCCCTGATGTCGGCACGGTCCTGTGCTAGTTGACGTTGTTTGAGCCACTCCACTGGATCAGAATGTTGCAGTCGTTCCCAATCGATCTCCGGTTCCGGTATCGACGGTTCCTGCTGTAGCTGATAAGCAAATGTGTTTAGGGCATTGACCCGTTGGACATAGTCCTGCTGTAAGGATTCTAACTCCTTACGTTGTGCTGATAACGCCTGAGTCTTTCTGGTATAGTCTGCATTTCTGCTGTATCCCTGCTGAAGTTCACTCAGTGGGACTTCAACCTCCTCACCGTCAATCTTGACGACATAGAGAGGTTCCTGCTCCTCCTCTACTTCTTCTTCGACTTCTTCTTGTACATCTTCCTCTAGTTGCTGTTGAGGAGTCTCCTCCTCTGGAGCAGATTCTTCTGGTTGTGGAATTGGGTTCCCAGAGAGCAATGCCTCAAATCCCTCTACGGTTGCTTGTTCACTTGCTCTTGCTTCTTCACTCATTCAGACCTCTTTCGACTGCTTTGTTTCGCTTGCTGAATCCCTCGTTGCGTTTGTGTGTTCAACAGTTGCTTGAGTGATGTCAGTGCCTCCAGCATGTACCATTGCCGTTCCCTGATCTCTGTGGTTTCTGCCTGTTTCCAGAGACCCACATAAAAGGCTTCCAGTTCCTCAAAGGCTTTCTGGACACTTTCATTGGCAAGTACCCGCTTTGCTTCTTCTCCTAGTCGAATCTTATCCACTATATCCTTTCTTGCGGCACCGTCCTAACTTCATACAGACCTGTGGCGTTGGACAACCAACGCATGGTTTAAAACGTCCACCTATCTTATTAGGCATTCGGCACCTGTTGTTGTTGTTGATAAATTTGCTCCTGGACACTCATGTCCATTCGCTCCAGTTCACGGTTTCGATTGACTGCCTGGACTAGAGGTCCAGCATCAATCTGCGTGTTGTACTTCAGTTGAAGTTCTTGAATGTCGAGGAAAGTCTTTGCCTCAAATTTATCCCTTTCTAGGTCATCCTTCCGCCTCATTTCCTCAGCTTTCTGTTGCATTTCGAACTGAGTTTTCTGGATCTCACTCTGAGCCAAGATCTCTTCCGGAGATGGTTTGGGTTGCTGTTGCTGTTGTGCCTGTTGCATCTGCTGCTGCAGCATCTGCTGCATCTCTTCCGGAGATCTCAGGTATCTTGCCCCATCAATCAACCCTTGCTCCTGGAGCAAACGCTGAAGGGTCTGATAGTAGTTCTGAACACTACAGATTGGGTTCATTGGACCAAACTGAGAAATGATCTGCTCCTGCTTGGCAAGCAAAGCGAGAAGCGTTTGAGTGCGCTTCTCGTTGTTGCTGTCTAAGGAGAGAGAAATGCGGACGTCATAGTCCGAAAAGGTCGAGGGATCGACTGGAATGTACTGACCCCGCAACCTCATCAAGATGGGTTCGGCAGTCATGTACGTTAGGGCAAGATTGAGCAGTTTCTTGTAGAGGGGTTTGAATCCAGATTCAGCGACATTTCTGGCAACGAGTTCCAAACGGGACTGTGCAGCTTTTTGAGATGCTGCCAGTCCTACCGCACTCGTCGACTGCAAGTGTTCCAACTCCAGTCCCTGAGATGCTCGTCCAACCCCAACACGTTCCTCCTTGATCTGATCAAGGTACTGAATCAGGGGGAATGCCTGTTGCCCAACGAAGGGCATTGTGAGCATCTGCAACGCCTTGGAAACATCTCCACGGACATTGATCAGAGATCCGATCTTGTCCTGACTGAGCTGATCCCAATCAATGTAGTTCTCATTGAACATAATGCGTGGACGAGTCGACAGAGATAGACTGTCGAGGACGTTCCGCATCACTGCCGACTTGACCCGCTGAATGTCCTGCAGAGCATCGTAAACCGACAGTCCTTCCCAAGTGTGGGGTCGGGCATCGTAACGAATCAGCAGGAAAGGAGTGTCGGTAACAACCTCGTTGGAAAGCACTTCGTGAGCAGAGCCAATTGTACAGATCCTTCTTAGTTCTCTGACTCCGTCTCCGTCTTGGTCGACTCGACAGAAGCATTCGGCATAATGGACGAATCGTCCTGCTGGATCTGAGGAAGTGTCCTCGTCCTCTTTCCAAGCGGGGTGACGTAGCAGCCACTCAGAATTGTTTCGGACATGGTCCTTCGTTCCTCCGTATTCGACGACTTCTTCGTAATCATAACCTAATTCCACGAGATCTGAGACTCTGAGCAGCATCCTGTGCGCAACGATGGTTGCATCCTCGACACTTTTGGCTGTTCGATTGATCAAAAACTCCTCACCAGGGAGACACTCCATCTTGATCTGACCATTCGGGGTCTTCCTTGTCAGATGGACATCGATCAACCCAGTTTCTTCATCCGTTGTACTACTCGTTACCTCGTACCCCTCTTGCAAAAAGAGGTTGATCTGCATCTCGTTGAGTCCAGAAAGTCTGCGACTTTCGACGTTGTAGGTCTTATCGTAGTAGATCTTCAGAATGCCTGTGCCACTGATCAGCATGTCCTTGATGGCATCCCCAAAGACTCCGTAGGCATCAGACTGTTCCAGAAACCAGTTGGCTAAGTCTGTTGCCTGTTTTGCAGGTTGGACATCCTCCGGTCCTCTGGGCACAAACTCACAAATCTGTTCTCCAGAGAAGAAAACCCGCATGAGCGAAGGAACCATCGAATTCACGGCATCAAAGACGTCCCTGCTGACCACTTGAGATCTGCCTTTCTCCTCATAGGGAGAAACATCAGACTCGCTGAACGGTTTGCCAAGGAAAAACCGTTGAGCGACAACTCTGCGATTACTCACATCGTTGTCGATGTAGTCGATGGCATCGTCCAGTGTGGACTTGACCCATGCCTGGAGTTCTTCCTCCGTCATGGGTTCCAAAATTTCGTTACTCAAAAGAGAGTCCTGTTGTTGGTTTAAAAGTATGTTGACGCTATCAAAACAATTTTTGATCTGTCAAAGTCAAACCACGTTCCCAACAAAGGGTTGCGCATATCCACCCCTGGCACGATACCTGCCGTCTGGCAGAACCGAACTCTGGGCAAACGTTAAGGAGAAGCTGTCTCCATAGTCCGGAGATGCCCCAATTCTCCTGTTCAACTCCTCCTTCCGCTCCACCGCAATCTTGCCATTGGGACGATACACGTACCGAATGGCAAGCAAGTCCCTCAATAACCCCTCCTCGTCCGGAATGCTGACCTCGTCGTCAAACCAGTCCTTGGCCTTGAAGTACAACTCTGCCCGTAGATTGGCATAGACCTCGCCCAAGGCAGGAGACTCCGATACATTGACCCCCCTCGCAGGAACTCCCCAAGATCTCAGAATGTCCAAGCACCCTGCTCCGACTCCGATATTGTCCACCAGCACCTCCGCACACTCTGGGATGCACCCCTCGTAGATGTCCAAGACTCTCCCTGCCAACTCGACCAAGTCCAACTTCTGATAGCTATAGATCCCCAACACCCGACGTCCCTGTCTCAGCGTGACCACGCTATGGTCTGAGCCATACCTCGCAGGATCAACCCCCATCACAATCGGGTAGTCGTCCGGAATGACGACCTCCCGATTGATGGCATCCGTAACCCTCTCTGCACTGAAGACCGTGTCGTCATCCTGAGATGGAAACTCGCCAATGACCCGCACTCTCCACTGATTGCTCGACTCCGGATACTTCGACCTCATGTCCGAAATGAAGGACTCACTGACCAAGGGGTTGTCCAGGCACGAAACCGTCATCAGCTTCCAACCCTTCTTCGAAGAGTGGAAGACATCGTAAAAGAAGCCACTGCTGTAGACAGGGTTGCCAAACAACAGACAACAACTGTTCGGTGTGGAGAGACTTCCCAATGAGGCTTCCCACACCGAAATCGGTACGCCAGATGCCTCATCGATGACTAGCATGACTCCACCATGCGGGGGTGCATGGACCCCCTGCAGGGCAGTCGGAGACTCTGCCCTCGCTACACGAAAACTGATAAACCCCCTCTCCGGTGAAGCAGTGAGTTCCAATCGCTCCTGCTTCACCGTGATCAAGTCCCTCAGTGCTGCTGGCAACATCCCATGCCACTTCTTCACCTCTGCTGCCAAGGCATCCTGCAACTGGGCAATCGTCGGTGCCGTGACCACAATCTTGACGTCAATTCTCGTTAACAGAAACCAGAGCATCAACACACTGGCACAATGAGATTTCCCTACCCCATGACCCGATTTTGTCGCTACGAGACGTTGCCCAGAAGCGATTGCTTCCATCACCTCCTGTTGCCAAGGTAATGGTTCCACGTTCAGCATGTTCCTTGCGAACGCAACCGGATCATCCCGATAGGTCTCCATGAACAACGCTATGGGGTTCTTTTGATTTTCCATAATCTCTCAATCGTTACGATGCTCTTGCCACCAGAGACGACCTCTCGACGCTCCACATACAACTCATCTACCTGATTATCGTTTGGGAACACTCCTGCACTCTGCAAGAGGTCCAGGACACTCTTGCCGTAATTGTCGATGTCAAAGGAACGTCTTGTTGGCGGGTACAACTGCAGATGGACCCGTAAACGGTCCTCTGCAGCAAAAGGTTGGAATTCCGGTAGTTCGGAAGCAAATGCCTTGAAAAGACGGCCCTTCCTGCTCAGAAGAGTCCGCCCATTCGGAAGATGTCGGTAGTAGGTATTAACTGACGGGGGGAACGGTAACGTTACGGTGATCAACGATAGGAACGGAAAACTCTGTGCTGTGACTTACAAGTCAACGCTTCCACTAGGTCCGGATGTTGTTCTTTGAGTTGCTTTGTGTCGAGAGACGATCTCTCCTGCACTTTCCAGGTACAGAGTACCCTGCCTGATGATGATTGCAAACCAGCATGGTCTGCCACCCTTGACTTTAAGAACGTCTCCAACTTCTTGATCTGCTCGTCATACTGCCCACGCTCCCGCTTTAACTCCACATACTCCTGCAGAGCATGCTCCTCGTCAGAACTTGCCTCTCGCAAGTCCTGATGCTCCTCTGGGTACTTGTGATCAAAGTCCACCGCAAACATCAACTCTGGTTCGTTGCCATTCTGCACATCTGCCCAATAACTCAATGCCCTGCTCAAGATCTCTGCCTGAGATGCCCTGTTTTCTACACACTTCAACACCCTGACCTCCCTGTTGTCCAAGACCCCAACTGCATAGTAACAAACGGGCTTCTTCGTTAAGAGCATGTACCACTGCATCTGATAGAAGTGAGAAGGGGGACACAACCCCCCTTCCACTTCCTCAATTAAATCCCCATGATTGCCATACTGAGACAACATCCTCGATGTCGTCGTCTTGCACTCCAGCACCGCATCACTCCGAATGCCATCGACATGCGCCACCAGGAAGGGATAGTCCGGATGACGATAACGCTTCCTCGACCTGCGGAACGTTAACCCCGTTAACCGTATCGCTTCACTCCTGATAAACTCCTCAAAGGCTGTTCCCCAACGCATGGCATCGTTCTCCTCCTCCGGAGGCAACTCCCCCCTCTTCTCCAAAAAAAGTTGGTACGGACTCTTGTAGGGATTCGCTCCCATCAAGACGCCAATGTCCGAACCTCCAAGGAATTGCTTCCTCTCCTCAACCAGAAACTGCGGATTCAACATCTCCACTCCTCTGTACAAAATTGAACTTCTGAAACTTGCTCAATGGGACCATCCGCATGACGACCCCAGAACCCTTCGTGATCCGACAACGATCCTGCAACTGGTCTCCATGCAACCCCCGAAAGGGGGAGTACATCCAATACTCCCCCCTTTCGTGCGTCCGCCACCTGTGAACAAACGTGGTCGGAATCAACCCGTGAGACCACGATTTACACGCATATAACCACTTCTTGACCTCTATCGGGATCAGGATCTCGTCCAACTTGCCCTGCTCGTACCTCCTCGTCTCCTCCAAGAACGTCTTCAACTCAAAATAACTCTCCACGTTCCCGTCTGCTCCAATCGATACAAAGTCCATGATCTGAGAGTCCTGCAACTTGATCAACTCCTTGCCTGTTGCCATCAAGTACAACTCCATGAATTCCTTCTCCTCTGCCAAGGAGTGCAAATCACTGTCTGGGTATGACATCCATTGCTCCATTGCTGTGTTACAGTGCTGAATCTCTCTCAGATTCCCATTCGTTAAACTTCCTAACGATTGCCTCCGCTTGCTCAATCAACTCCATCGGGTAGGTGTCCTGAGACCCTTGCAAAAGTCTCAGGAACACCTCCCAGACCTGCAACGTGTACAAGTTCTCTATTTCCTGCAAACTCACTCCTGTGCCTCGTTGGAAGATCTTGTCAATCAGTAGCGAATGAATCATCTCTCTCCTTGTGTGAAAATTTCTAAAAAATTAGAAGTTGGGGTGTTGTTTATTTGATGCTTTCTTCATTGCCTTAATGATTTGGAAAGCAACTTGGGGCAAAATTGAATTCCCTAATGCCTTCAGTCTTGCGGCTCTGTTCTCCTTCTGTGTGGTCACTCTGGGAATTCCTTCTTCCCATGATCCGTCTCCCCATCGTCGAGGGAAGTCCAACCCTTCGGGTATCCCATCAAGGCTTCCACCCAGTCTGGGTTTAATGATCCCTGTCCCGTGTTCCGCACCTCTGGATGATTGCCCAGCATCCTCTGCATCTTGCCGTTGGGAGTCCCTGCTGCATCCTCGTTTGCTGTCGGAGTGGGCCACATCCGTGCTGCATTCGCTAGGGTCAGACCAAATCCGTTGCCGTTCCCTGAGCTCTCCTTTGCTCGAGCTCGTCTCTGAAGCATCTTGTCCAGATCCTTTGTCTCGAACTGATTGGCACTTGGAGTGGGCCAATGACTTGGCGATGATCCAGACTCGGTCCCTTCTGTGGAGGGCATTTTGACTGCAAGCTGGAAGTATAACCGTTGCCGTGGCGTAGTCTTGGGCTTCCAGATCAAGTAGCACCTCGTCGAGTGCCATGTTGATGATGCCAGCAACGTTTTCAGCAAGCACCCAAGTGGGTTGTGCTTCGACAATAACTCTGAGCATTTCTTTCCAGAGGAAACGGTCATCCTCCTTGCCTCTTTGCTTCCCACTGACACTGAAGGGTTGGCATGGAAACCCGCCTGTGATGAGACTGACGCCTCGGAAGGGGGTTGCGTCAAAGTCGTGGATGTCTGAATGGATGGGTATACCTGGGAACTGTTTCCCCAGAATTCTTCTTGGATAATTTTCATTTTCTACAAACCCTATTGTTTGGATGTTGTTCCATCTTGCTGCCAGTGCAAAGCCTCCAATTCCGCTGAACAGATCCAAGTGAGTTTTCATAAATTTTGTAAAAAATTTAGAATTGGGGTTGGTGGACTACGCCAACGTCCTCGTCTCTGTTCGGGGCAGGGGGGGGGTAAAACGCTTTCAATGCTGCACCGTGGCATAGTTAACGTGGACTTTATCGTGGACAAGGTCGTTATGGTCAGGAAACATGCGGTGCTGGATCTGATCTAAACTCAGATGCCATGCACCAAATCATGGTCAATTTCGTGCGAGATATTTGTCGTTACGGAGTCGCTGAGAGACCTACCACAACCATTCCCACAACCATTCTCCCGATCATTCCCACACCCTTCCCCACCTTCCAGACGATCCCGATAGGACCGTCCCTGCACTCCCAACAGTCTGGCAATCTCTCGTATCCGGTCTGCCGTATCTGGGGTAACGAACTTCCCGCCTTTGCCAGAGAGTACCACTGAGACAGTTCCTTGCGTAACGCCAGCGAGTTGAGCCACCTGTCGTCGCAGACCGAACTGACACCCGCAACTGGTCGACGACCCGCTGATCAGGTTAGACCGTTCGATGGTTCGTTCCTGACCACAAAGGGTACAGAGGCAGAGCCAATAGGTACGACTTCCTGACTTGGGAGATCGTTTCCTGGAGTGGGAGTAGCCAAGAACGACGAGACGTCCGAACTGCTGTCCAATGATGCTCTCATCCCTCCTTCTTGCCATGGTCCTCCAGTTCCTTTGTTGGATTAACGACCTTGATCTTCTGATCCAGTTGTTTCATGGAGAGTTCCCTGATCGCTTCAAGGTGGACTTGCGTCAGATCCGTTGTCTGGACATCCAGCTTCTGCCGTTCACCGTATCGATCTGGGTCATAGCGACTGGCTAACCACTGATAGGCATCGATAGCGATCTTAGCCTTCTTGGGATCAGGGTTAGCGGCATCCGACTGATCCAAGGCATTGGCGTTATCGGTAATCTTGGATGCCAGGAAGGCAGCATGATCTCTCATTGCTGCCTCATGGCGTTCTCCGATCTCCGGATGATCCTTGAGGTACTGATAGTATTCCCGATAGGGGATCTTGTACCCGTCGAGCAGTTTCCGGATGGCACCGAACTGGGTGATCTGGTTGAACCAAGTATCCCACCACTCCGGATCTTGAGCCATCTCACGAAAGCGTTGCACCTTTGCTTCTTTGCGGGAGTGACCTCCCTTGACTGGTCGTTGAGCCATTGAAATCTGTCGAGTAGGTCGACTAACGGAGAGTGCCCTTAGTCGACACGTTAAGTATCTAATATTATTACTATAATATACTATATATTATAGAGAGAGAGTAGTATATATACCGTAGAGAGAGATGTTGTTCTTTTTGGAGAGTATAGAGATTTACTCGACTACTCGACAAATCACCTATTTCCATAACGTTATCAAAGAGTTAACGTGTCGAGTAAGCTACTCGCCCTCTACTCGACAAGTCGACAAATCTGTCGAGTAGGTGTCGGAAACGACGGTCATCAGTGTACGAGAGACTCCGAAATCCTCGTTATTACTTCACTGCTGGAGTGTCCTGTTGCATGACGAGAGTCCCGTGGAATCCTCATAGAGAAAAAGACTCTCGATTTCCGGACGGCACCTGCATGGTGTGAGTGTGATAGCGTGAACACTCAACGCTCCCCGTGTCCATGACCGTGTTCCCCAAGAGTCGCTCTCACCTTGGAGAGAGACTCCTACGATGCACAGTGCAGTAACGGCAATAGGGATGACCCTGCTGAAAGTAGGGCATCCTGTTGGGTTTATGGGTATCGCAGAGAGAGCAGAACCTTAGTCGTTCTGCTTCTCTCTCTCTTTCCTTTCGAACCGATCCAGCACACACTGCAGGTAATTTGCTAGATCCATTGCTTCCTCCTGTGCGTGTCTTAGCCAATCGATCACTGAGAAATCCTTTCTTGCGAGGGTATTCTCGTACTTCCGGATGCCGTACCTGGATCTTTCCATCATCTTCTTGCATACTGCCTCCACCACTGGATCGATTATCTCAATATCATCCTGAGAGTTCTCAGATGCCACCACCACGTCCTTTTCTTTCATCAACCTATATCCTTGCATGGGTTGGATTCAAAAACGTCCCTACAGAGCGTTTTATGAATCCTTGAGTTCCAGTACAGAATCCTTCTTGATCTTTGCCCGTTTGAAGACCAACAGATCTGCATTGACCAAGTTTTCAATGATCCGGTCATACTCCAACGTGTCTCCACTCAGCACCTTCGACCTGACTAGGGTCCGGTACTCGACACTTCCCCCCTTCTTGGCAATGTACTGCAGCACCTTCTCGTTCTTCGTGTCGACGGGACTCGCTCCAAAGTGAGAGTTGAGTAGAATCGTCGTCGACTGAATCGCATACCAGAGGACTGCCCAAGCACTCCGGAGACTCTCCTCCGTTGGGGTCGGTCTCCGTCGATCCAGCACCAACTGCATCAGCATCGCTAACTTGAGCAGGGTTGGACCCCACCTCTTGGCAAACACATACAGATACTGCTGGATCTTGGGGTCAGCACCCTCACAGACGTCATAAATCCTGTTGAAGTAATCCTCATAAAGTGCCCTTGCTTCCTTGCTCATATCCTTGATCAGCACTTCTCTTGGTTCTTCTGTCAGCATCTTCATACAGAGATCATGGAGGGTCTGGTACGACCCCCATTCTCTCTGATTCGTAACGACCCCC